CGTCGAGATGGGAGGCAGCTTCCGGCCGACCGTGGACAGCTCTTCAGAGCCAGACGAAGACATCCATCGAGACGCGGTGAAGCTCTTCGTCGTTCTCGAAGAAGTCGCGCGACAGGTCCCGCCAACCACGCAAGGCCTGGTTCGTGGTCACAACAGCGTCGACGGCGTCAGCGAGCGCCTGCCCGTCTTCGTAGCGTTTCGCGTAGCAATCGATTTGGACACGGGCGTTCCGTAGTCTGTCTGCGGCGCTGCCGGTGATCGCGTTGGCCGGAATGTCCGAAATCACCTGGTAGACGACGGCGGTGAAGTTCACCGGTCGAGGGCCCTGAGGTATACGGTTTGGGTAGATGCGGGTGCCCACCATGCTGTTGATGGTCGAGTCGGCACTCAACGCCGCGAAGATGGCGTCTCCAACCACACTCATGCGCCCCTCGACTTCCGGCGGACAGCCCGCTCAATGGCGGCGGCGATCTCCGTCTTCAGGGCGTCGAGGACGTTCGACGCGTTCCCGTCCAACGCAGGGCGCAGGTATGGGTGCGCAGGGTATTTCGAGGTGCCGAGCTCGATAAAGTGCCAGCGGCGTTCAGGCGGTAGTTCGCCCGTGTCGTACCCGGCATCCTTGCCAATGTAGAGGCCCACCACGACGACCGCATCACCTTCGCTGGGCTTCTTCACCGTGAGCTTGATGGAATCGCGTAGGGCGCCTGACCAGATGGGCACATTCTCCTTGGCGGCGTCGAGAACGGGCTTGAACGCCTTCCGGGCAGCTTGGGCCAGCGTCTTGACCGCGAGCTCGGCGCCCAAGTCGAGCAGCTGGGCTTGCAGGGTATCCAGGCCAGACACGCTGAACTCAACGAGGTCGCTCATGGCGAATCCTCGACAAGCTCCCGACAGGTCAGCATGAGCTCCTCGCGCCGGCCTGTGGGGTCGATGGCGCTCAGAATGTCGTAGACGCGGCTCTTGCTGTCGATGGCGCGCATTTCAGGCAGCACGCCGTCCAGAAAGCGAAGCTTGAAGGTCGTCGGCACGCGCGCATTGCGTTCGGCCGCGACGAAGACCTCTCTGCCAGGCAGGCGCGTCACTTCGGCACGTACCACCGCGAAGACGGTCCAAGAGAGCAGCGGCTCACCGCTCGAGTCCTGCGCGGTCGAGCGCTTCTGCAGCGTGAGCTGCTCACGCATGGCGCCGGCGTTGATGCCTTGGCCCGTAGTTGGCTTCACGGCGTCACTCGATGCGGTTGAGGCGGTAGGGGGCTACCAATGCGTCGTAGGCGAATTGGACAGGGGTGATGACACCTGCGACTTCAGGCGTACGGTGCTCGTAAAGCTGCGAGATGAGCAGCAACATCGCCTGCACCAGCGGGAGAGGAACCGAAGCCGCGTCGGCCCAGCCAACCTGGTACTGCACTCGGACTGCGTCCCACTGGTCTCGCGTGAGGGGCCAGCTCTGCCCATACGCAACCCGCAGACGCGCAGGCGTGTGCACGTTGTCGACGACGTAGACGCTCGGGTCGAGCGTCTGCTGCACGCCGTTCGGGTCGATGTACTTCACCGCGTCGCCGGCGAGGTTGGCCGCGAGCTGGCCGCGCTCGAGCTCAATGAATGGCAGGAAGCGGTAGGCCCTGTCCGCGTTGCTCCACTCGTAGCCAATGGGCAGGTAGAAGTGCCGGCGCGCGCGCTCGCCCAAGTCGAAACGGTCATCACCCAGGAACCCTGGGAGCACGAGCTCCCAGGTCTGGAGCAGGATGCCGCGCCAGCACACCTCTTCCGTGTACTGGCGAGCAGCCTTGATGAGCGCCGAGACGTAGTCGTCATCGAGCGCGACGTCGAGGCGCAGGTGTGCCTTCGCCTGCGCGAGCGACACCGGCTCGCCCGTTGGGGGCGTGATGACGTGCGCCGGCACCGAGCTCCGGGTTTACGAGCCGAGGGTCGCGCCGGCGACAGGGGCGAAGTCAGGGCCGGCCTGCACGCACACCGAGCAGATGTACCCGCCGGTGGTCGCGCCCGACTGGACGATTTTCAGCCGGGAGTAGCGCTTGGTGCCCTTATAGCCAACCTTCACCGCCTTGTTGCTGTCGACGCTGGCGGTGCCGGTGATGACGAAGTCCTGCGTCTGACCAATGAGGTCCGCGGTCGCGACCTTCGTCTCGCCCGACATGCCCGAGTCGTCCGACTCGTACAGGTTGCAGGTGTAGAGCGCGTCGGTGAGCGCGCCCACGACGATGACGTGGGTGAGGCTGTCGTAGCCCTGTCGGTCGATGGTCTGACCTGTGTATGTCGCGTTGCCGGCCATGATGGCGCGCGGCTCAATGTCGCGCGACACCTTGATATAGCTGGCGAGGTCTTTCTCTTTCTGCATGGTGTGCTCCTGAAAAGGCTGGGTGAAAGGTTGGGGTTTGGAAGGAAGGAGGCCCGGGCTGCTCCGCCCCGGGCCTCAGGTTGGGTCCGCAGCCGCTTACGTGCGGGAGCTGTTGAGCGTGACGATGCTCGTCAGCGTGTTGGTCCCGTTGGCCCGGCTGATAGGCGCCGGCCAGTACGGCTGCCCGCCGACCCGCATGATGAAGCGGAACGCCACGTGGTCGCTGTCGAAGTACAAGTGGATCGACACGTCGGTCCGCATCCCTTGGGCCTTCATCGCGACCAGGTACTGCGTCAGGTCCGTGAGGATGATGTCACCCTCGGTGCCGAGCGCCGACGCTGCCTCAACGGGGACGACTGGACGCCCCATTAGCATGCCGTACGGGCTCGCCGAGAGGCCGCCGGGCGGCAGGTAGGCCGGGTAGCCAGGCGTTGTGGCCGGCACCGTCATCTGCTGCAGCTGCTGCTCGACATCCTGGTTGATGACCCAGATGGCGTTCGGGCGGAGGCGCGCGTACAGCCGCCCCCACATCTTCACGATGTTTTTGAACTGCACCGTGTTCGCGCCCTGGCCCGACTCGGCCGCCTGAGTCACCTTCGCGCCCGAGTTAAGCAGTCCGAGAGGCTGGCCAACGCCGGTGCCGCTGATGATTGCGGCGTTCAGCGTCGAGGTGAACTTCTCGGGGACCTTCGACTCGAGCCAGCGGGTCATTGCCGGCACGTCCTCGAGAATCTCGTCAGTCAGCGGCACGAGGGCAGTGAGCTTGTGCAGCTTCGTCTCAAGCTGACCGAGCTTCGGCTTCGTGCCCGAGAGCGCCGCGCCCTCACCCGTCCAAGAGGTGGTGACGCCGTTCGACGTGTCCCAAGGGCTCACCGTGTCGAGCGGCAGGGTCAGGTTGTTCGAGGCCGTGACGAGTTGGTCGCACCGGCTCAGCAGCGAATCCTCGCCCATCACCTGCTTCATGATTTCCTGGCGGAAATCAGGAGGCACCGCGAAGCCACCGTCTGCACCGACGGCCTCCTGGCCGAATGACGTCGGGGCGTTCAAGATGCGGCTGTCGCCGTGGCCGCGCTGCGTCTGAATCGCCGCGATGGCGAACTCGCCCACCGAGCGGAAGCCCCACTTGCCGGGCGTCGAGCCCGACGGCAGGCCGACGCGCGCACCGCTACCATATGGCCGCAGAGGCATCGGCGACGCTGGAGCTCCGCCCTCGCCCTCGCCGCCGTCGTTGGCGTTGTCGATGGGCTTGGTGAGCCGAGCGAGGGGCGCGCGCAACTTCGACTCCATCTCGGCGTTCGCCTCCTTGCGGGCGATTTGCGCCTCGATGAACTTGAAGTCGGCTTCGAGCTTCTTCGCATGCTCGAGCTCCTGCTCGTTCATGTCGCGGTCTTCGCCTGCGGCCTGGTTCTCGATGACCTTCGCCGCGGTGGCAACCTCAGTCAGCCGCTGGTGCAAGTCATCGAGGCTGGGGCCTCCCTTCTTCTCAATCTTCTCTTCGGTCTTCTTCTTCGGATTCATTTCTGTCTTTCGGCTGCTGTGCGGCGTGGGTGCGCTACCGGCTGGCCGGGGTGCGCGGGTTGGCGGGCTGGCCCGCGGAGTTCTTGAGACGCATTTGCGAGCTGGCGACGACACGCGCGGACATGCGGTCAGCTGGCGTCAGGCTCTTGATGATGCGCTCGGTGTGGTAGGCGGCGGCGATAAGCCGGGTCGTGGCGTTCTTCTGACCGTCGCCGTCCTCGTCATCGTCGCCGTTCTCGTCATCGTCGTTGTCGGGGTCGCTCACCTTGTCCGCGAAACCCTGGGCAACGGCATCCTGCGCCCCCATCCACGTCTCTGTGGACATCAGCGCGAGCATGTCCTCGACGGAGGCGCCGGTTTTCTTGGCGTAGGTCTCAGCCAGCGTCTTCGCCTCGAGGTCGAGGACGTCGGCCGTCTTGCGCATCTCATCTGCGGAGCCGACGGCGACGGTCCATGGGTTGTGAACCATCCACGTAGCGACTGGTGAGTTGACGATGGTGTCGCCCGCCATCGCGATGAAGGTGGCGGCGCTCGCGGCGATGCCGTCGATGTAGACAGTCTTCGCCGCCTCGAAGCGCTGCAGCTGACTGAAGATGGCCTTCGCCTCGAAGACGTCGCCGCCTTCGGAGTTGATGTAGACGTTCAGCGCTTTCACGCCCTTCATGGCGTCGAGCGCCTGCCGCACGCTGTCGCCGGTCAGGCCGTCGCCGAAGTAAGTCGCGCCGATCTGCTGGTAGACGTACAGCTCGCCGGCGACATCGCTCTTCGCGTAGATGAGCCGCTCTCCTGGCCTGTCGGTAATCGGACGCCGGTCAAAGCGTTCGCGGCTCTTCATGGCGATGCGATGGGCTTTGATGAGCCAATGCGAAGGAGCTAGGTTCACGCCCAACAGCGTCACCCGGGCCGTGGACAGGTCTCTGGCAGGGCCTTTTGCACCGCGGCCAGCGGCGGATCGCCGGCGGTGACGAGCTCGGCGGCGCGCTCGACATCGGCCGGCTTCAGCTGGCGGCCGAAGGCCCGGCGGGCGAAGGTCGCCGCGGGCGCCGCCTCCTCGTGGAGGCGCTTGAGGGCTTGCTGCCGCTCGGTCGCCATGTGAGCCGCGATTTCCGCGTCCGGCTTCTCGTAGCGCTCTAGGTCAGCTCGGCGATTTGTGAGCCGGTTCACGAAACGGGCGAGCGCCCCCACGAGAATGACGCTCATTGCCTCGAGAGCGACGGCGCGCGCGTCGGTTTTGTCGCTGCCCGCCTCCGAATTACCGCTGTCCTCCTCGGGAGCACCGGTCTTCTTGCCTGGCGGAAGCCCCGGTGCACCCGATTGCCCTGGGAACGGTGGCGGCTTGGGTGGCTCCGGCGGCTCGAGCACGTTTTCGATAGGCTTCAGCGTGCCGTTGACGAGGTACACGTCGCCGTCGGAACCTATCTCGTCGAAGCCCTCTTCGGCGCGAATCTCGTTCGCATTGAGCCAGCCATTCTGCCGCCCGCTCGCGTAGTAGGCCGCCCGCGACTGCGCGTCGCCCTGCGAAAGCTCGCGGGTATCGATGACTGTCATCTTCCACGGCGCGCGGTCGCGACGAAACAGCTTCACTGCGGCTTCTTGCTCGAGACGGCGGCACCATGGCCGCAGACAGTCGCGCACGAATTCAATGTTTTGCTGCTCGATGTTCGAGAACGTCGCTCGCAGCAAATGCCCAATCTTGTGCGGCGGCACGCGGAACCAGCGCGCAATCTCTTCGACTGAGAACTGGCGGCCCTCCGTGAGCTGCGCCTTCTCTGGCTCGATGCCGGTGGCCTGCCAGTCCATGCCCTCTTCGAGAATGAGCGGTTTGTGAGCGTTCTCAGGGCCCTTCTTCTTCTCGGCCCAGTCTTCTTT